ATAAACGGATCGAATGGATCAAAGGCAAGGCCGAGCGCAACGAAGCGCTCGACCTGATGGTGTACAACCTGGCAATGGCCCATTACCTGGGCATCGCCCGGTACAAGGAGCACGAGTGGGATCGGGTGAGGCAGGCATTAGCGCAGTCGGGGTTGTTCGATGAGGCTTCTCCGAGTTTATCAAGCCCGGTGCAGTCGGAATCCAAGTCGCAAGTGTCTATGGAAACAGCTTATACCGACCGCGTAGCGCAGCCAGCAGCCAAAACCGAGCCGGTCAAAGCAATCGTCACGAGCCAAACCCGCCGCAGTTCGCACAGCGGGTATCTGAAGCGGCGCTGACTTAGGAACTTAGCCCAACCAGCGGGCTAACGAGCTTGGCGCCGAGGCTAAGGGCCTCGGTTACAAGCCCACGTAGAGTTTCCTTACCTCCGGCTTTGGCGGCGTCCGCCATTCGTGCCCCGAGTGAAGGACCTGTGTCCAGGCTATTAGGAATGGCGTGTAGGACTTCCAATCCTTTCGCAGTAAGTACAGCTTTTTCTACATGCGTGTAGTAACGCGGTTCGCCGTAGATAAAGCCGCTTTGGATAAGCCACTCAACGGTCGCAATGAAAAACTCAGCATCGTCCGAAGGCAAATCCATCTCGTAAGTGTCATGCCGACGGGTCGTTGACTCCATGAAGTTCTCGGCCTGCAAAACATGCGGGAGGGGAAAGCTCAGATAAAGCTCGGCAAACACCTTGCCGACCATGTCGTCAAACTTCTCAATATTGGAGACAGCCATGTCAGAAAACTCCGTAGATAAAGCGCAGAAAGCGCAAAAGGTTAAAGACGCTGCAGAGCTCCAGCGGGAGCTCAGAATGGTCATAGCCGATCAGCTGACCGGGCGGATGGACTGGGTACGTGCACGCGCGTACTGGCGACTACGTCTGCCAGGCATCGAAACCGATCAACTGGCCGAGGCGCTCACCGAAATGCTCGCCGGTGGCCGGTTCCGTCAAGAGATTCAAACTCGCATCCAGAACTTCAGCTGACGGCCTTTTACAACACCTCGTCCGCACGCTCAAGAGTACCCCCCATGTCCTTTACCCAAAAGCACCTCGAAGCCGTCGAGGCGGCCATCGCTCGCGGCGAGAAAACCGTGCGCTACACCGACCGTACGGTTGAGTACCGCACGGTTGATGAGCTGCTCAAAGCCCGTGAAGAGATCCGCACCTCGCTGGCGAGCAGCGGCAAACCCCGTTCGCGGGTCTACCGGATGTACCACGGCGGCAAGGGGTTCTGATGGCACGTTACCCGACGCTTACCCGTAACGGGTTCCTGCTGCCGGAGCGCATCAAGGCCAGCTACGACGGCGCCGGGGAGGGCCGTCGTTCAGCCAGCTGGAACGCGCCGGACGGCAGCGCGAACACCCTGATGATGCCTGCGCTGCGTAACCTTCGCAGCCGCTCACGCGCCGCCGTGCGTAATGATCCTTACGCTTACAACGCGATAGACAAACGCGTTAGCAACCTCATTGGTTCGGGAATAAACCCCAGGCCGAAGACGGACGATCCGGCGCTTCGCGCACTGCTGCAAGTGCTGTGGGAGGACTGGAGCGAAGAATCAGACGCGGACGGGTTGACCGACTTTTACGGTCAGCAAGCACTGATCGCGCGCACCGTCGAAACGTCGGGTGAATGCTTCGTCAGGCTTAGGCCGCGAAGCCTTGAAGAGGGTCTGGCCGTACCGCTCCAGCTTCAAGTCCTCGCGCCGGAGTTCGTACCGCACGACAAGTTCGAGACGGCCAGCAACGGCAACTCCATTCGTGCCGGGATTGAATTTGAGCCGTCCGGCAAGCGTGCGGCGTTCTGGATGTATCGCTCACACCCTCGCGAGTGCGCGGGCATGAGCGGTGGCTACAACCAACTGGTGCGCGTTCCGGCCAGCCAGGTGCTGCACATTTTCGAGCCGGTCGAACCTGGCCAGCTGCGTGGTTTACCCAGGCTGTCACCGGTGCTGAAGCGCCTGCGCAGTCTGGACAACTACGATGATGCTGTGTTGTTCCGGCAGGAAGTCGCGAACCTGTTCGCGGGTTTCATCAGCCGACCCGCGCCCGATTCGGGGCAGGTGCCGCGTGATCCGGTGACCGGGCAATTGCTGAGCACCGACGCAGACGGCTTTACGCCGATGGTCGCACTGGAGCCCGGCACCATGCAGGAGCTCGGGCCGGGTGAGGAAGTGGAGTTCTCCAAGCCGCCGGACGCGGGTAATCACTATCCCGACTTCATGCGGCAGCAACTGATGGCCGCGGCCGCAGGCTGTGGCACTCCCTACGAAATTCTCACCGGGGACATGCGGGATGTGAACGACCGCGCGTTGCGCGTCGTGCTCAACGAGTTTCGTCGGCGGCTGGAACAACTGCAGTTCAGCGTCTACGTCCACCAGTTGTGCCGGCCGGTCCGCGCGGCATGGATGGACATGGCGATTTTGTCAGGCGCGCTGACCCTGCCGGACTACGCACAACGTCGGCGTGAATACCTGCGCACGCGCTGGGTGCCACAGGGCTGGGCCTACATCCATCCGGTGCAGGACGTGCAGTCCCGAATGCTTGAAGTGAACGCGGGCTTTGGCTCACGTAGCGAAATGGTCCTGCGGACAGGCTACGACGCCGAAACGGTGGATGCCGAGAACGCTGCAGACCAGACCCGCGCTCAATCGCTGGGGCTCAATTACCGAACCCTTAACACGTTCGAATCCACGGACGACAAGGAACAACCATGAGTAAAAAAACGCCGCCGCGCATCTACGACAGCGCGGGTCAGCCCGTGCCTGTCTCGGCGAAAAGCTGGTACCACCTGCGCGCCAGTAGCGAGGCTGAGCAACCCGCGATCGAGGTCTATGTCTACGGCGAGATCGGTGGTTGGGGCATTACGGCCAGTCAGTTCGTGCAGGACCTCAGGGCGCTCGACGACGGCACCTCACCGATTCTTGTGGCGTTCAACAGCGTCGGAGGTGATCTGTTCGACGGGCTGGCGATGCATAACGCGCTGTCACGACTGGGCGAGCGCTGTACCGCGCGTGTGGACGCCCTGGCTGCCAGTGCCGCAAGCGTTGCAGTCTGCGGAGCGCACCGGGTCATCATCGCGGCCAGTGCGATGTTGATGATCCATAACCCCTGGACGTACTCCAGCGGTGATGCCGAGGATTTTCGCCGCGTGGCGGATGTCCTGGATCAGACGCTTGAGGCCATCATCGCTGCCTACAAAGCCAAAGCCCCCGGTATTGATGACGCCGAGCTGCGCCGGTTGGTCAACGCTGAAACCTGGCTGACCGCTGCCGAAGCCGTCGCGCTCGGTTTAGCCGACGAGATCGGTAACGGCATTGAGGTGAAGGCCTGCATCGGCGAAGGCGCGGCGTTGCATCGCTATCAGCATGCACCTAAGGCCTTGCTGGCCCAGCTGGAGGAGCGGCCGGAAACGGAGGATTTGAATGATCCTCCAGCCGCTCCAGCCGCTCCAACCGAAAGCGCTGCCTCCAACCTTGCATTGGTGATTACCCAAGGCTGCACCCGTGCAGGGATCAGTAACTTGATCGAGCCACTGATTGCTCAGACGAAGCTTGTCGATGAGGCCACCGTTCAGGCAGCGCTTGCGAACGCCAAGGCGGTAAACGACTTGTGCGTGGCCGCGCGCTTGCCAGAACTGGTCGAGGGATTCGTGCGCGCAGAGCTGGACCCGCAAGCGGTCCGCGCCCGGCTCTTCGACAAGCTCACCGGCAAAGGTGGGTTCGAAATCGACAACAGCCTGCCGCTGGAAAGCGATTCCGTTCAATCACAAGCCAGAGAGCCCGATCCGGGCGGCATCTGGGCAGCGCGCCGCAACAACATCAAACAGCGAACATCAGGCAACGGAGCAACACGATGAACATCAGAACCGAATCGTTTCACGCCGGAGAGTTCCTGCTCTCCGAAGGCAATGGCCAGATCTCACGCGAGGCCATCAACGTCGCTGCCGGGGCAGCGCTGGAGGCCGGCCAGATCCTCGGGCTGGTCACCGACAGCGGCGAGTTCGCGCCATACGATCCCAAGGCGGAGGATGGTAGTGAAAACGCGGCCTGCATCTTGTTTGGCCCACTGGGCGAGTCCGATGTTACGCGGCGGGGAAGAGCGATCGTACGGATGGCTGAGGTCAGCGACGCTCATTTGACCGGGCTGGATACTGTCGCCGAAAAGGCGCTCTCCCTGCGCTTCATCATCGTCCGCTGAGGCGATCCCCCACATCCCTGACCCCGCCAAGTGCGGGGTTTGTTTTTTCTGGAGTCTGTCCATGGCCGACATCGGCATTTTTGAAGATGACGCGTTCAGCGTCTCAAGCCTCACCACCGCAATCAACGAACAGGAATACTTGCCCGGCAGGATTTCCAGCCTCGGGATTTTCGAGGAAGAGGGTGTAACCACGCTTACCGTGCAGGTAGAGAAGGACGGCGACACCCTTGCGCTTGTACCCGCTGGTGAACGCGGTACGTCCGGCCTGGTGGTCGGTGGCAGCAAGCGGCAACTGATCCCGTTCAACACCGTCCACCTGCCACAACGGTTCACCATCAAGGCGGATGAGATTCAGGGCATTCGCGCGTTCGGCTCCCAGAGTGAACTGCAGGCCGTTCAGGACGTGGTCAACAAACGGCTCGCCAAGGTGAAACGCCAATTGGACATTACCCACGAGTTTCAACGCATGGGGGCGATCAAGGGCCAGGTCCTCGACGCGGATGGGACCACGGTGCTGCTGGACATCTTCAAGCGATTTGGCGTGCAGCGACAGACCCTGTCCATGGAGTTGGGCAACAAAGACATTCTGGTCCAAGTCAAATGCGTCGAAGCATTGGACATGCAGGAGGACGCACTCGGCAATGTCACCACCAGCGGGTCCATTGCCTTCTGCGGCAAGACATTCTGGTCGAAGCTGATCGGTCACCCCTCTGTCGTCGAGACTTACAAGGGCACCCTGCAGGCCGCCGCACTGCGCGGAGACGGTCGCGAGTCCTTTGAGTTTGGCGGTATCACCTGGGAACGTTATCGGGGGAAGGTCGCCGGTGTCCCATTTATCGGTGACGACGAAGCGCAGCTGGTGCCTGAAGGCGTCCCCGATCTGTTCAAGTCGGCCTTCGCGCCTGCGGACTACATGGAGACCGTCAACACGCTCGGCATTCCCTATTACAGCAAGATCGAGCCGATGCCATTCGGCAAAGGCGTAGCCGGTGAGGCGCAATCCAACCCGCTGCACCTTTGCACTCGGCCGCGTGCTGTCATCCGGTTGACGCTCTGACGATGGGCTTTCGCGATCTGGTCAGCGAGGTCGACAACGTCGTGTTTGAGACGCTGGGAGATTCAGCAACCATTGAGGGCCGGCCGGTGCTCGGGATGTTTTCCGCGCCCTGGCTCCAGCCAGCAATCGGCCGGCTCAACACGGGCTTGCGAGAACCCAGCTTCGTCATCCGGATCGGCGATGCCACGGGTGTAGACAAGGGCCAAAACATCAGTGTGGAGCTTCCCGCGCTGGACGGTGGAGGTGACTACTCCATTGTCCGGCTGGAGCCTGACGGCGCGGGGCTCGTTGCGCTGGTCCTGAGGATAAAACCATGAACACGGGTTCATACGCCGAAAAGCGGGCCGGCCATGGCTTGATCAGCCTTCAGCTTTCCAAAGCTGACCTGCAGGCCTTCGCCGACTTTTCGAAGCTGGTGCCCAAAGCTGCCGCCAATGCCCAGCGACGGGCCATCAACAAGACACTGGGATGGTTG